ACCAGTACCTGCAGAAATACTTCCGTAAAACTTAACTTCATACCAGTTTGTTTCTTCTTCAATATAATCGTTGATGTTTTTTATCTTATTATTTTGTTCATTAAGTTGTTCAGTAGCAAAGTTGTATACTTTAGATTGTCTCTTGGTTTCTAGTTTGTTGTATATTATCGATAACTCTTTGGAAGTTCTTTTCTTACTACTCATATCAAATAATGTTTGAGGGCTCACACCAAGAGCTTTGCAATATTTCAATATATCTTCTTCATCAATTTCTCTTTTTCCTTTTTCGTGTTGAGAAATCGTATTTTGTTTAAATCCAGTTAATTTTCCAAGTTCAACTTGAGTCAACTCGTTTTTTACTCTCAATCTCCTAATAGCTTCGCCTAAAATATTCATGAGTTATAACCTCCAAATTCAATGATTTGATAACATTATATAAGTATGAGATAAAAAAAGCAAAAAAAATATCTCAAAAAGAGATAAAAAGTATTGACAAATATCTCACGGTGAGATATATTAGTGTCACGAGGTTTACGAAAGACCTGAAAACAAGAGAGGAGGTGAGTGGATGACCGACAAAAAGAGACTGCAAAAAAAACACTTAAAACCAAAATCTGAGTTAAGACGAGAACGATTAGGTCGAGAGCTTACAACTGGTTATATGGCAAACCTAATCGGTTTAGACCGACGACAATACGAAAAGAAAGAGGCAGGAGAATACCCATTCAAAGATTATGAAATGGATATTATAGCTCGAAAATTGGATAAAAGTGTAGAAGATATTTTTTTTAAATAGAAATATCTCAGATTGAGATAAATAGAAAGAAAGGAGGAATCAAAATGGATAAACAAACGACAATAAAAGAGTTTCTAGAATTCAGAAGCCGATTCACAAAAAGAGAATGGCACGAATTAAATCAAGCTATTGACGAAAGACTAAAACAAAAAGCCGACCAATTAAAACTGGACGACTCTGATTTAGTAGCTATCTCAGACAAATTAGAAAGATTTATCTAGAGACGACTTGTATAAAAATAGGGTGGATACGATAATCCGCACCGCGATAGTTGATGTAAATGTAATCTTGGCAGTACATAGTATCTGCCTTAGGTTTAGTAATTGGTGAGTAGAGTTCGGCATTTTCTTCCCACCAAACGTAAGGGCTAGCCATGTTTGGGCCCATTACACAATCAGCATCAGCAGATAAGTTCACCCAATTCCCACAGAGGCAAGCATAAATTTCGGTCATTGTTATCACCTCCCTTCAGACACATTATAAGTCTGAAAATGGATGGTAACAATATGAAAAACGTGAAAGGAGTGAATTAAATGCTAAAAAAACTTCGCCAAGAACGTGGTTTAACTCACGAACAATTGGCGAAAGAGTTAGGAATCAGTAAATCATATTACGTGAAGATCGAAAATGATTTTATGAAGCCTAGTTACAAAGTGTTGAAGAAGTTAAAGGACTTTTACGGAGAGGATATTAATTTGAATGAACTTTTTAAATAAAAAAACGTGTCTTATCCGCTATATAAGACACGCTACGGAAATTGTTCTGCTCAAGTTAATAGCGGTAACCAGCAACACTTTGCCAGTATCGTCCCTGACACTGCAGTTGCCATAAATAAGAATAAAGACCTGGAGAGGGCGTACCTCTCGTACCAATTTTATCGACTCTTGTTTGTCGGCGCTGGCAGTCAGACCAGAAAATATATCCCTATTTATTGAGACACAGTACCTTTCAAAAATTCTGACAATAATATTTTCATCATCATCATCCTCTCTGCCTATAAAAAGGGGTAGGCAAGGATATTATAACACTTGTTTCACAAATAAGGAATGCTTTTTTTTAAAAAAGAAGACGATATGAATGCCAACGCAAAAAAAACGAAAGGAGTTTAAACCATGACACACGCAGAACAAATCAGGGAATATTTCAAGAAACATCCTTCTGCTACCTATGATGAAGTTGCGGAAGCGGTCAAAACAACCAACAGTACCGTTCGAACTAACGTTTGTAGAGACTTAAAAACTGGAAGATGTATTCGATTAGAAGATGGCTCTCTAGACTACTCAACCTACTTCGAGAAAGACACTTTACTAACAGAATTAGTCGAGTGGAAGAACGAAACCAGAAGGGAATGGGTGGATATGTTAACGAGAGCTGCTCAGAAAGAAACGGATAGTAACACCATGCGTTTGTTAATCAAAGAAGCTAACAAACTCATGAAAGAAGTAACGAAGTAAAGGGAGGTGAAAACCATGGAACAAGCAACAATTGATTATTTTGAAGCGATATTCTTGGAAGTCGTAAAAAGAAATCCTGAAAAATTTGTTAGATTAATAAAACCATATATGAAATCTAACAATAATCAAAGGTGGATAACCACTGAGGAGTTGTGCGAATCGATTGGAACGAATCCTAGTTCATGGTTTAAGAGCGATGTGAGAAACCATCCCGTGGTGGTTGCTGCAAGAAGAACAGATACACGCCCATACAAATATCAAGCGAGCATGATTGATGAAATACAAAGAGTATGGGACGGAAGGAGAAGACGATGAGAACAGAACGAAGACTAAAGAACACAGTACCATTCAAGAAATTCTTAGCTTGGTATATCAAATGGCTAGGAATTGCATTCGGTTGTGCTAGTGCATTTCTAGTAATCGCATTGATGGTGATGTTGTTTGTAGGGGAGGCGAATCATCAACAAACGAAAAAAGTCAATCTAATTATGAACAACGAATATATCGAGCCTGACTTTCAGGAAACGTGGAACAAAAAAAGCCAGCGCGGCAACGCTGACTAAATAAAAATATCCTAAGGAGATTATAGCACAATGTATGGAAGCTTTGAAGCATTACACAACAGATATCTTGAACCACCTGAAGACAAAGTGTGGGGTTATGACTGGAGAGGACAAGAAATTTACTTCGGTGATGCCTACTACGAGATTGAAGGGGATTACGTTTGCGAAGATGATATCGACGAATATTTGAAAGAAGCGTATTTAACCACTTCACTCAAGATTGCGGGTGAGTAAATGGAAGATGTGTATTTAAATGATGACCTACTGGATTCAAAACTGCAAAACGTTTTATATGCCAATAAGGTCATCGGGCAAATCAGAATGAAGAATGATTCATACGAGGTATATCTATACGAACCTCAAATAAGAAAAACAAGGGTTAAAACCTATAAGGAGGTTGAAGAGATATTAAAAAACGTATCGAAATCATTAAAAGAACAGAGTCAAAAGTAATTTTAGATATTGATGCGGACTTCGTAAATCCGCTAATTTTTGAACAATACATGGACTACGGAAAGACAGTGGAGGATGCAGCAGTGGCGATAGTACAGAATATCCCAAACGTGAAATCATTCTACATCGAACCACAAGGAACACAGAAAGGAATGTTTTATAAATGAATTTATATGAATTAAGTGTAGCGTTTCAAGAAGTACAAAATATGGAATTAGATCCAGAAGTAATGAAAGACACTTTAGATAGTATCGGTGGAACTTTCGAGAACAAGGCAGAAAACATGGCAAAGCTTATTCGAAACCTTGAATCAGACAGATTAGCCTACAAAGAAGAAGAGGACCGCTTAAAAACGAAACGTCAAGCTGTAGAGAATAAATTGGAATGGTTAAAAACGTATTTAAAAGATTGCATGAAATTGACTGGAAAAACTAAATTCAAATCCGGAGTGTTTAAGTTCTCGATTCAGAAAAACCCGGTAAGCGTGAATATTACTAATAAAAAAATTATTCCAGAAGATTATCTAATTCCACAACCACCTAAAGTAAATAATACTACATTAAAAAAAGCATTAAAGGACGGAATTGAAGTTCCAGGAGCCGAATTAAAACTAACGGAAGGATTGAGAATTCGATAATGATAAACAGAATTACAGTAACAGATAATATTTTAATTGAAATTTCTAAACAAAAAATTGAAATTTTCACATTCCTTCCATTCAACATCCGAGTGAGTTTTGAAGAAACGGTTGTTGACACTTTAGATGAAGACGGGAAAATCTTTGGCAAAAGATATCAATTAAACATTTTTGCAAAACCTAAATATATGGATGAGTGCACGTCTGAAAGTGATGTATCATTCGCAATCGGTCATTACAGAGAGTTAAAAACGTTCTGGAAGTTTGTTGAAAACAACAAGAATAACTTATTCGACATGGCAGGTTATGAAGGAGAAGTCGAATCATGAAAATACTAGCAATCGACCCTGGAAGCGCAAAGGTTGCAAGTAGTACGAACGGCATCGTGTTACTTGATAATGCAAAACTAGTAAACCATTGGGTCGTTCCTTCTGCAAAAGTCCAAGATATCCGAAATTGGTTTGAAGAGGTCGGTCGCTTCTTGGATGCGGATGTAGTCGTTATTGAAAAATTTGAAGCTAGAGACAACGACAAATCAAAGGATAATTCAGTTCTAGAGAACGTCGCTTTGTTTCAAGTTCTTTTTCCAAATTCTGTGTTACAACGCAACGCAGGTTATCAATCAGATATCACTAATGAATTATTAAAAAGACTTGGATTATGGAAATTCGAAAAGAGCCATCACCAGGATGTACGTGCAGCAGCAAGACTCGGACTGTTCTATGCTTTGAGAAACGATGTAAAGGAAGTAATCGATGATATTGGCAAGGTGGCGAATGAACATAACGTTAAAACTAAGAAAGTGGCAATCTGAAGCAATTAAAAGAAGCGAACGGCCAACATACGGAATCTTCCTTGAAGCTCTCGGTGGCAGGGGTAAAACTATCTGTGCTCTATCTATTGCAAAAGAGAAAAACGCTAAGAAGATCATCGTCACAAACAACCGTCTTTCGATTCTTGAAGGATGGAAAGAGGCCATCAAAAAGATGAATTTTGATTCAGATGTTGAGTTTATTATTTCAACTGATAGAAGTATTCAAAATATGTTAAAAAAAGGCTCAAAATTCAACTGTGATGTGTTGATTATTGATGAATGGCAGAATATGTCATCGGAGAAGCAAGTGGCATTATATCGTCGCATAAAGCGAAAATACACGATAGGTCTTTCAGCTACTCCAATTCGAAAAAAAGGGCAAAATTTCTACCCACTCGAAAAAACGATTTTCGGGTTTGCGAATCCAAATAATAAGTTTGATTGGCAAAAATCACACGGAAGAATGGTGTATGATCCATTTACTTATTCGAAAGAAAAATGGGAAGATTTCAGAAATTATGAACGATACGTCAATAATCTTCCAAACTTCTTCAGATGGGAAGAAATTGAAGAAATCGAAAACGCCGTTGAAAACAACGGTTACGAAATTAAGTTCTATCCAGTTACTGTCGAACCTGGTAATCCAGATGAATTGGATAAGTTTAGAAAATTAAATCTTGTGACCGTAAAAGGGGAAACAGCAATGGCAAAACAATCTTTTGGACGAAACACGTTTGAAAGATACCTTAATCAAGCAGGAGTAGAAGTTGATTTTCCAAAGATAAAACCAGTTAACGCGGATACTCCACTAATGATAAAGCTCGATGGATTAATTAAAAGAGCACCACATGACATGCTGATTGTCAGCAAGTCGAAACAAATTGTGAATGTTATCAAAGAACGGCATCCACACATCGGAATCTGGACAGGGGATGTTCAAGAAGGACTTGACAGAAAAGTAGTAGTTGCTACGAACCAGGTTCTTGGGGTCGGCGTTGATGGCTTGCAGCACAAATACCAAACAATCGTTGTTCTAGACCCAGTCGAAGAAGGCTCTGGAGAATATGACGATTACCGCCAATTGTTATGGAGAATCACAGGAAGTAGACAACAACACGATGTAAACGTGATTGAATTTTATTACAAGGAGGCATGAAACAGTGGACATTTCGACTTTAGAAGTAGATTTAGAAAGAGAAAAAAACTACTTAGAAAAGATTATCCAAGTAGTTAAAAATGGCGGAGAACAATTTAGATCGCCATATCAAAGACAAGCATTGCCTATCAGCGAGCATCTTTCAATGATTTCTCGTAATCTTGATAAATTGAGTGAGCAAGTGCAATAAACCAAGGTTCGGCATTCATGATTTTTAGATGATGGAAAAAGCCGTCTTTAGTTTCAAGTTCTTTGTCATGAGCATAACGTAAAACCTCTTTGGCGAATATGGTTTCAAAATCAAAATCGTTAGCATCGTCATAGATATTACGGTTACTGGCTCTGACAAGATATTTTTTAAAAGTCATAACCTATCTCCTTTTATAAGTTGATAGATTTAGTATAACAAAAACGGAGGAATAAAATGAACTTTAAATTACCAGAAAACAAACCACAAGTACCAAAGGACACGCCTCGTAACTATTTCATCTATGGTGAAACCATGAGTGGAAAATCGTACCTTGCAAACGAGTTTCCTAACCCGATTGTTTTAAACACGGATGGAAACGCGGAAGCAAACAGCGTGCCAAGCATTCAACTGTTAAATGACAAAGACAAATCAGGTCGTATCACTAATTCAGTGATTAAGCAGCTAGGAGAAATCCTATTAGCTCTACAAACACAAGAACATTCATACGAGACAGTCGTAATCGACGTTATCGACGATGTTATTGAAATGATTAAGATTGCTGTGTGTGACGAACTAACTCCACCAGGGAAAGCTCGATTGAAATCATTATCAGAAATTCCGTATGGGAAAGGTTATGACTTCTTTAACCAGGCAATTACGGAACTGGTTATTGACCTCAAAGCATTGCCGATGAACGTTATTTATATCAGCCGTCAAATTTCAGAGTATGACGATAACGGAAATGCTACGAAAGACAAACCAAGCTTGAAAGATAAGTACGTGAACCTTATCAACGGGAATTCGGATTTGATGATCCATACAGAAAAAATCGGGAATAATTACAACCGTGAAGTCGACAGAAAACGTAAGACTTATTACGCAGACCAGGTTGATGACAAAGCGATTTTAAAAATCTTATCAACAATTAGAGGCGCTGTTGAGCCACCTCGTAAACAACAAGCAGCAACAAAACCAGCTGCTAAACCAGTAAAACAGGAAATAGTTGAAGTTTCTAATAATGAAGATGAATTATTTTAAAAATTAAAGGAGAAATGAAAAATGAGTTTATTAAGTATTGCACAAAAAATTAAAGAAGATGGATTTGACCCTCGTAAAGATAGCGTGAACGGACCTGCAGCATTACCAGCCGGTGATTATACAGTCGTTTTAAAACGAGTGCAATTCAATATTGCACCCAGTGGATGGGAAAGCTTAGGATTCACGTTTGAAGTCCGTGGTGGTGAATTTAACGGACGCACTGAATATGTATCTTTTGGAACACTGTCTGAATGGAACGGAAAAGACTTGTCTTGGTCAGTAGAACGAACAATTAAATTCTTTACAAAGGCAATTGAACTCGCTGGAGACAAGGTTATGAAGAACGACTTCGAAGACGGAAGAACATTAGCTGATGCCTTAGAACGTAAAGCAGTTGGTTCTTACTTCACATTAAAAATCCTAGAAACAAAAGGTAAAGAAGATAAAGTATATCGCAACTACGATATCGAAGAAGTGCCGCAAGCGCAGAATGGATTTGATATTGATGAAGATGACCTCCCATTCTAAAGTAAAAATCCTTGATGTGTGTTGTGGCTCAAGAATGTTTTGGTTTGACAAAAATGAGCCACACACGACATTCATGGATATAAGAAAAGAACAGTTTGAAATTCATGGGAAGAAAGTTAATGTTCAACCAGATATTATTGGCGACTTTAGAAATATTCCGTTTGAAGACAACTCTTTTAACTTGGTTGTGTTCGACCCACCTCATTTGAAATGGGCGGGACCTAATTCAATAATGAAAGCTCAGTACGGCCAATTGGACAAGCATACTTGGAAGGAAGATCTTGCAAAAGGATTTGAAGAGTGTATGCGTGTCTTGAGAGTTGGGGGAACATTGATTTTCAAATGGTCAGACTGCCAGGTAAATGTCAAAGAGATTTTAAACGCTATTCCGTTCAATCCATTATTTGGCCAGCAAAGAGGGACAACACACTGGATGACATTTGTAAAATTTGAGTAGGAAAAGTTTATGGCATCAATGAAAGAATATGCGCTGTTGTATCAGCAAAAAGGCTTCTCTGTCATCCCAATTAGTCCTACAACTAAAAGACCACTAATTGAATTTGCGGACAAACCACCTCTTGATGCTGATGGAATTAACGAAGTTTGGAACCAATATCCGAATGCAAACATAGCACTAAGGACTACAAACTTCTTCGTGATTGACATTGACAAACACGGACAAACCAGTGGATATGATTCGTTGAAGAATTGGGAACATTTAAACCTAATCGAACCCACACTTCAAGCCAAAACGGCATCAGGAGGAAAGCACCTATTCTATTTCAAGCGTGATGATATCCACATCAGTCAGATGATTGGATTCCTTCCAGGAGTGGATATCAAAGCGCACGAAAACAATTATGTGTTGGTGGCTCCTTCCGCCACGGACAAAGGGCAATATGAATGGGACATGGAAAAATCACCCGGAAAAGGAACGATGATTACTCCATCAAGGGGCTTAATTGAAGCGATCATTAAGCAATACAAAATCACTAATGGACGTGAATTCGATTATAGCGATGGTTTAAGGTCGTGGGTTAGTAAGGGAAGAACAACCGGAAAGACTAAAACGACAGAATTATTTGAAATCATTGCCAACGGATTAGGCGATGAAGGGAATCGTAATGATAAGCTTGCTAAATTTGTAGGTGGGCTTTTATGGCGAGGAGTGGATGAAATGGATGTGTTGACGTTGGCTAAAATAGCCAATAGCAACACTCCAAATCCACTATCGATGCAAGAACTAGAAAGAACAGTAGTAAGTATGATTAACAAAGACAGGAGGTGATTGTGATTGGCGAAGTAGTGAGTTTTTATAAAGATTATGAACCGATTAAGAACAGCAACGGAACTTTGAAGACGAATAGTCCAGTAAATGTGTTAAACGCATTTCGAGCTGATGATCAGTTAAATCTCTATTTGAAGCATAATGAATTCTCTCAAGAGCACGAATTGACAAGAGACATTCAAATTGGAAACACGCTTTTGAAAAAAGGAGAGCTACCTTCGAATTTTGAATCAGTTGTCAAAGTTTATTTTGAAAACGTCACGGGTGCTGCATTTACATCTCAAGCAATGACAGACGGCATGGAAACCTTCTTATCTGAACGGTCTTACAACCCAGTAAAAGAGTATATGGAAGAAGCTGAGAAGAGTTGGGATAAGCGCAAACGTATTGGACAAATGCTACAAGTCTATCTAGGAGCTAACCAAGACCCTCTAGTGTCTAAAATCGCTGAAATGTGGATGGTAGGTGCTGTTGCTAAAGTATATGAGCCTTACGTTAAATTTGACTACGTTCTGGACTTAGTAGGTGGGCAGGGTGTTGGTAAAACCTCTTTCTTGCAAAAGCTTGGTGGGCATTGGTACACGGATGCTGTAACTGATTTCTCGAACAAAGACAACTACGACATCATGCTAAAACATTTGATAGTGAATGACGACGAAATGGTCGCTAGTGATCGCATGAGTTTTGCAGAAACGAAATCGTTCATTTCAAAAACGAGCTTACGATTCAGAAAACCGTATATGCGCAGAACGCAGGAATTTGCAAAGAATTTCGTTTTAGCGCGCACAAGCAATCACGTAGAATACCTCAAAGATAAAACAGGGGAACGTCGGTTCTTACCTGTACTAGCGTGTAATAGCAAACAGAAAAAGCATCCTATGAAGATAACGGATGAAGTTGTAAAACAAATTTGGGGTGAAGCCGTCACCTTTTATAAAAGCGGTGTGGATTTGATGTTTGATGAAGAAACAGAAGAGCAGCTAGTTGAATATCGTGAACAATTCATGTTCAGAGATGAGATTGAACTTCAGATTCTTCAATACTTAGAAATGCCCGTTCCAAAAGATTGGGAAACAAGAACAACAACTGATCAGTATATTTATACGACTAAATATTTTGCAAATAGCCCTGAATGGCATTCAGGTGGGCAAATGATGAATCGAGTAGCTACTCGAGAGATTATGTTCAATTTGTTCCATAAAGAATCGAACGACCAAAAGTTATCTAGAAAGATTAGTTTCATTATGGATAATTTACTAGATTGGAAAAAAGAACGATTCAGAATTGGCGGAAAATTAATAAGAGGTTATCAAAGAATTATTACCTAATTTGTGACACGTACTGATGTCACAAAACTAAAAACGTGTCACACTTGTGACTCGTTGTACCGGCAATGTGACACGTTTTTTAAGAATGGTGTCACACTTCGAAATGTTGTTATATCAACGTTTGTAAATACTTTTTTATATATATGTGACACCTGTGACATGTTTTTTAGTAAAAAAGTAAAAAGTAAGTATAAAAGCCTATTAAATCAACATTCTTATATTTTTATTTTATATTTTGCGAAAAAACGTGTCACACATGTCACACGTGTCACAGGCCATGAATTAGAAGAAAAAAATAGAAAAGGAGAGATGCTTATGAACGATATAAAATTGTATGTCATTCGAGATGCTAAAAGTCCACAATGGTACTTTCAACGTATCGAAGACTACTCAAGCATGATGGGATATCTTACTAAGAATCATCCAAGATATACGCATAAACTTACGAACAACATTAGAGAAGCGATGCATTTTGACACGCCAAATGAAGCACTAGAATTTATCAAGGAACATTCTATCGAAGGGGATATCATTAAGGATCCGTATCAAGAAAAAGTGCTTCATGTTTCTTCAAGGAGAATGGGTGAGAATTTCGGAGAAGTTATCACGTACATTTATGGAATGGTTGGAGATTCAAACGAAAAGATGCTTGCTGCTTCAAGAGCGTTGAAGGTAAATGCGAACACGCTAGTTAGGTTTATGAAGGATCCGTACGACATTGCATCCGGAACAAGAGACAAGATTGTAGAGAACTTACCGAAAGTAGAACAGGCGGTGAAGTCAATTGGCTAAAAACGAATTGAAGAAATTAAAAGACGATGTGCATTACTTGATTGTGGCTCATTGTAAGTGTAAGGACATGTCAATGTATTTAGGAGCGTTGAAGCAATTCCAGGAAGATATCAACTATGGACAATTAGAAGAAATGAGCTACAATGAACGATTTGCTTTCTTAATTGGATTTGAGACATCGTTGAAGGCGATAGAAAACGCAATTACGTTAAGCGAACAATTGAAGAAAAATCCTGAAATTATACAAGGTTTATTAATGAGTGCGACTTAAGAAGGAGAATAAACAATGACAAACCTAGAAACACTAAAAAAACAAACAGCAGACTTGGAAGCAAAGTTAAATCAACAAGTAGAAGAAGCAACAGCAAAGCTAAAAGAAATGAAAGCAGAAATCGAACGCTTGGAAAACGGGTGGGAGATGAAATGCCCGTATAAGATTGGAGATAATTATTGGATAATTTGTGACAGTGGAGAATTTGAAAAGGTAATTTGGAATGACCACAACCTCGACAAGGAAGTATTCATCGCAGGTAACGCCTTTCTAACTAGAGAAGCAGCCGAACTCGAAGCCAAACGCAGAAACCTATTGACACGATTCAGAGCGTTTCGTGATGAGTGTAATGATGGATGGAAGCCTGATTGGAGTAATCGTGATGAAAAATGGGAAATTGATTACACAGAAGAAGAGGTTAAAGCGTTATGGACTAGTAGCGTAAATTCATTTTCGACTTTCGGTTATTTCAAGAATAAACAAGATGCCAAACGTGCCATCGAATTATTCGGTGACGAAATCAAAGAGTTGTTCGCGGAGGGTGATGCTTAAATGAAAACAATTAACGAAATAAAAGACGATGAATTGCTATTTAATGAACAAGTTCAATCACAAGTAGAGGCATCCGATTTAAAACGTGAATGGAACTCGTTAAATGTAGATGATAGAAGCGGTTGGCGAACTCTAAAAGAAAGAACAATCAAGTTATCTGCAAAATCTGAATTAGATTGGATATATGACAGTATGGAAGATGATGGATATGAAGACATGCGTAGTAATTTATGGGACGACACGTCTGAAGAATTCAAGCAACGGATGCAAGCGTTACTTGATGAAATTTCTAATTTCCCAAGCGCGAAAGTCTACGATATTGATGAGCCTATCAATCCATTTGTGGATTTGGAGGAGGACTAAATGAATGAATTATCGTCCTTATGTTTGGGCATCAAATTGATTTTCTCTTTTGCTGCTTACATGTTTTTAGCAGCAATAGCAGTAGTTGCCTGTTTCGTAGCGTTTAAAATATTACTTAAAATTTGTGAGATTGTAGATTTTTATATTTAGGAGAAAGAGCATGGATTTAACATATAGTGAACAATTCAAAGACTATATCGAAGAAAAAATAGATATCGTTTATCCACAAACAATTTACAAGTTTCCTAATGGGTATGGTGCAAGTGTAATGAAATTCAACCAAATTTATTTTGGTATAGAAATTGCAGTATTAAAATTTGATGCAGATGGTAATTGTGACATCGATTACAGCACACCAATCACAAACGATGTGATAGGTGGATTGGATGAAGAAGAACGAGATAATGTTTTACAACAGATTTTTGATTTAGAGGAGGGTAGTAAATGATTACAGTTTATTCTAAACCGAGATGTGCGCAATGCGAATTTACTAAAATCTGGCTTACTAAAAACAAGATTGAATTTGAAACAGTAGACATCGAAGCCAATCCGGGAGCGTTGGAGCTCTTGAAACATTATGGATTCACATCACCCCCTGTGGTGGTGATTGATGACGAATTTAGCGACCCAAACAAAGCTTGGACGGGATTTCAAGTCGATAGATTAGAAACTTTATTGTGAGGTGAATAATGGACGATAGAGGTTATTACAGACTATGTGCTGGAATTATTGAAAGAGCGGTTGATGATTACAGAACGTCTCTAAGGTATTTGATGCACAAAAAAATAGTTGATAATGATTGGAATCTAAAAGAGAAGCATTTTAAAAACAGGCATCATCGAGAAGCGTGGAATATGAAAATGGACTGCGAACGTTTCTTTTTTAGTCAATATTTTGATTATTTATCAGATACTGAAGGCTTTGGACCAACGCTAGTAAATAAGATTAGAGAGGATGTGAAGAATGGGAATTAAACATCAATTAAAACAAATTCGTTTAATCGATTTGGAAGTGAAAACAAAAATGGAAGAGTTAGATCGATTGAATAATTCTTTTTTAAAATCTCCTTCTCTAAAAGAAATAAATGTGCAAGAGTCTAAAGTGAGTCTCAAAGACGATGCATACGTTAAAATAATCAATTTGAATGATTATATTAATGATAAAGTTGATAAATTGATTGATTTGAAATATCAACTTATCCAGGCGATTGAACAGTTAGATAATTCCAGAGAGCGAACAATCATTTGGATGAAATACATCTCTTCTAAAGGATGGGATGAAATCGCTGAAGAATTAAAAATATCTAAGACAACACTTTTTATGCTGCATGATGAAGCTGTTAAGAAAATAGAAAAATGTACTAAAAAAGACGGTTCTGTACCAAACGATACTAAAGATTCTATGATATAGTTATCATGTGAAAAGATGTAAAAAGAATTCTTTTTACTCATAGTTTTAAATCCTTTATTTTTACCTATTAAGTGATGAGCTTAATAGGTTTTTTATTTAAAAGTGTGTGAGTCGTTTTAAACGGCTCTTTTTTTATGTATTCATTGGGAGGTGGTTCAGTGAGTGAGTAAGTTAACAACAAAACAAGAGTTATTTGTTCAGAATCTCGTTGCTGGACAATCTCAAAGGCAAGCGTATAGACAAGCTTATAACGCCGAAAAAATGACAGATAAGAGCGTTGATGAAACTGCTAATAAATTGTTGAAAAACCCCAAGGTTACCTCAAGGTATCGTGAACTAATCAAACAATTCTCAAACATGGCTCTTTGGTCTAGGGAACAGGCTTTCAACGAGTACGAATGGCTTAAGAATCAAGCAAAAGACGATATCAAGATGCAAGGTGTTCGTCAGGCTAATTCAAAGGCTTTTGTGGACGCTCTTGAGGGCATGAATAAGATGGCTGTTGTTGGAGATGAATTAGTAAATGAGAAGCTTCAGCAAGAAATCGAAGTCCTTAAATCGAAAGTGACGAAGATGGATGAAAGAAACGAATCGAAAGTTGCTGAGTATTTGAACAAGTTAGGAGATGAGCTGGATGGGTTTGCTTGATGTATACACTCCTAAACAAATTCAAGTGGCCAAACGTCTTCGGTCTTCTGATTGGTTCATTTGCGTGCTGCACGGTGCAAAGCGTTCTGGTAAGACGGTATTGAACAATGATGTGTTCCTGCAAGAGTTGGTTCGTGTTCGTAAGATCGCGAATGAATTAGGCATTGCAGAACCTCAATATATTCTAGCTGGAGTATCTAGCCGGACGATTCAAAACAACGTATTGCAAGAGTTGTACAATCGCTACGGTATGGAATTTAAAGTGGATAAGCACAACAGTTTTAGGTTGTTTGGAGTCAAAATCATCCAGGCATACACCGGAACGATTTCAGGACTTGGAAACATCCGAGGGATGACGGCATTTGGAGCATACGTAAACGAAGCGTCACTTGCAAAAGAACAGGTGTTTAAAGAGATTGTTTCACGTTGTTCTGGCGAAGGTGCTCGGATTGTGGCAGATACAAACCCAGACAATCCAAATCACTGGTTAAAACGTGACTACATCGATAACGATAGTGAGAACATCATCAACGAGCATTTTAAATTAGATGATAACACATTCTTATCGAAACGATATCGTGAGAGCATCAAGAAAGCTACTCCTTCAGGGGTCTTTTGGGATAGAGATATTGAGGGACTTTGGGTTATCGGTCAAGGTGCTGTTTATAAAGACTTCAACCGTGAAGTTCATTATGTGGACGATGTTCCATACGATAAAATCAATAACTATTTCGTGGGTGTCGACTGGGGTTATGAACACTTCGGCGCAATGGTAGTCATCGGAGAAACGGATGACGGCACTTGGTACTTAGTAGATGGTTGTGCTGCGAAACATAAAGATATTGATTTTTGGGCGTTAAAAGCAAGAGAATACGCTGACAAATACGGTGACAACATTCCGTTCTATTGCGATTCTGCACGTCCAGAGCATGTCAACAGATTGTGGAATGATGGATTGAACGCATTTAACGCTGATAAATCTATATTATCTGGAATTGAAGTCGTAGCGAAAGGCTTTAAGACGAATAAATTATTTATTTTAAGAAACGCTATTCCTCGCTTTGATGAAGAAGTGTATCAGTACGCGTGGGATGAGAAAACGGGACTACCTATTAAGGTATTTGATGACGTTATGGATGCGTTGCGTTACGCATTGTATTCGAACGTTACTAGAAGAAATGGATTTGTGGGGTGATTGAAATAAAAATCGAAGAAATTATGAGCAAAGATTATGAGATTGCTGCTAAGGCAATTGATACAGCTATCAAAGAGCAAATAGGAAAAGAATCCTACTCGACTGCTCAGACAGCTAGTCGATATTACGAAAGTGATCATGATATTAAAAACAATCGTATCTTCTATTTGGATGATAACGGTGTTCTGAAAGAAGATAAATATGCAACGAATGTTCAGATTCCACATAGTTTCTTCACTGAATTGGTGGACCAGAAAGTGAATTACTTGATGAGTAATCCAGTTCGATTTGAAGTGAAAGAAAATGACGAGTTGCAACGATTGATTGATGAATATATCGATGAAGACTTCCAATTATTCGTTTCAGAGTTATTAGAAGATGTATCTATCAGCGGTGCGACTTATGCGTATATGAGAACGAATGCGGATGACAAGCTATGTTTCCAAGTGTCGAGATTCTTGAAGACATTCATGGTGTATGACGAAACATACGATGAAGTCGCAGTTATTCGTTATTACAAAAAGCAAATGCAAGTCGAGAATAAACTGTTGGATGTAATGTTCGCAGAACGTTGGACGGATGAGAATGTGACGTTCTTCAAAACGGACCGTAACGGAAAGTTAGTCTTTGACAAAGACCGTCCGAAAAATCCGAAACCACACGTTGTTGCTAAAGCGGATAACGGAACGTATTTAACACGTACTTATGGTCGTATTCCGTTTTACAAACTGTCTAATAATCACAGTGAGAAGTCGGACTTAGCGCCAATCAAGGCGCTAATTGATGATTACGATTTAATGGCTTGCTTCTTATCTAACAACTTAATGGATTATGACAAACCGATTTATGTCGTTTCTGGCTTCCGTGGAACAAACCTATCAGAATTGCGTCAGAACATCAAAGCACGCGGAATTGTGAACGTGGGGAATCCAGATAACAAAGGGAACGTTGATTTGAAGACGTTCAATATTCCTTTTGAAGCACGAAAAGCGAAACTGGAAATTGACAAAGAAGCGATTTACAAATTCGGTATGGGATTTGACAATTCGCAAACTGGAGACGGAAACGTAACGAATGTGGTGATTAAATCACGATATACGCTTCTTGAAATGAAATGTCGTAAAGTAGAGATTCGATTACGTTCTTTATTGAAATGGGCACTGCATGCAATCATTGACGATATCAACCGATTGAATCAAACGAATTACTCAACAGAAGGAATTCAGATTCTAATTGAGCCAGAAATGATTGTAAATGAATCGGATATTGCGAACATAGACAAACTAGAAGCGGAAACGAAACAAACGCTTATCAGTGCTATTGTATCAAGTGCTCCATACTTAGGAGAAGATACGGTTATTGATTTGATTTGCAAGCAATGGGACTTGGATGTTGAAGAAGTTCGCAAAGCTATTGAAGCAGATTCAGAAGTAGGTGAAAACGATGAATCAGTGGGAACAGGAACTACAGAAACTGGAGAAGACTCAAGACCTGAGAATGAATAGGGAATTGTATCACATCTACTCGGACACGTTGAAAGACGTTAAGAGTAAATTGAAAGCATATCTCGATGAGTATGAGGATTTACCTTACTGGAAACAACAACAAACTGGTAGGTTAAAAAAATTGACAGACGAGATCGTTGAAAAACTCCATGAGGTATATCCTCAAACTAAAAACGTAATCGAGAATTTCAAACAAGAGCAATTTGAGACAGGCTATTACGGTGGATACTATACTGTGGAAGAATCACAGCAAGCAGATTTGCCGATAGCGTTTCTTCCAGATGATGTTATTAGGTCAGCGGTAAGAAGGCCAGTAGCAAGCAAGACATTATCTGAGCGCTTATATAAAGCACGAAATAGATTAGCGAATCGCTCCCAGGGCGCAATCACCTCTGGGATATTGCAAGGGCATGGATACGCTGAAATAGCTAGTGTGATTTCAAGTAACTCAGAAGCGAATTACAGACAAGCGTTACGAATCGCACGTACTGAAGGCGGTCGAATGCGAACGCAAGCAAGGCAAAATTCGTATGAAGAGATGGAAAAGGTAGGCTGTGACTTACGAAAACAATGGCTTGCTGCATTGGACAGGAAAACTCGTAAATCTCACGGTCACTTAGATGGTCAAAGAGTAAAGATTGATGAATTCTTTGTGTCTGATGGATATAAAGCGATTGGACCGAGATGCTTCGGTGTAGCTGGCATGGATATCAACTGTAGGTGCACTACTATCACGATTGTGGATGGAATCAATCCAGATTATCGAAGAGATAACGAGACTGGAGAGAAGATATCGTTTAGAACGTATGATCAGTGGAAAAAAGACATTGATGAACGTCGCTTTTTGATGTCTGATAATGATGACTACATGAAATCAAAGAACATGAAGGCACATCAATTAGGCAGCAAACGAGCTATCAAGGACGAGCAGATTAGTTTTAGTGGTCGTAAGGTGTTAACCTCAAACCATGACATGTATGTGTCTGATAGCTTGAAAGGGACTAAGAAGAGCATCAACTATTACGAAAAACAGGTAGATAAGGCGCTGGAATTACTAGATTTACCAATCGGTGCTGAGAAGCCTAGAATTGTTCTGATGGATGCTAAAAAGGACCTAGGAAGGCAAAATGCGTTTGGTTCGTATTCACCAAAAACTAATACGATTTACCTGGACGCAACTACTCCAGGCCATAAAGCGATAGTGAAACGTCTGAAGACTGCAAACAGTACTAGAAGAGAAGATAGCAAATATAAGAAGTACTTTGCAGTAGATGATGATTCTATGAGTCCTATCATCCATGAATTTGGACATTATCAACAATATCAATACGTAAACAAATACGCGGAGCAAAACGGCGTAAGTTATGCTGAAGCAAAGCGTAAATTTAATGCGAAACTGCTTGATATGATTGATAAAAACCATTATAATATTGCTAGAGATATTAGTGGTTATGCTGATAGACATTATGAAAAAAATTCAGGTCAACTAAATCAAACAAATGAGATTCTTTCGGAAGCATACACGCTTTCTATTTTAAAATCACATGCTTTAGCAGATATTATTGTTGGTCTTTTAGAAGGAGGGTACTGGTAATGAGAGCCATGACGGAAAGAGAAGCAGAATTATATCATCTAATAAGCCCTTGGTATACTGAGAGTTATACTTCTAAAGAAAAGTTCAAACCAGATACGCCTAAAGAAATTCTAGAATTGAATGAAGAATACGAAAGAATATTTGAAGAAAACGAGATTTTTCATTTCGATTATTAAAAAATAAAATAAAAAAGTTTAAGGATACAACCAAAAAGGTTGTGTCCTTTTTTGTTGCAGCAAAACTGACCTGGGCAAGTCAATAAACTACCCACACTCCTGTGGAGTATAAGCACAAAAAATATATCCGCTGTTGGAATCAGCATAAAATTGGAGGGATAAAAAATGGAATGGATTATTGACATTCTAAAGAAGTATCAAAAGGAAGATGGCACGATTGATTTAGCTACTGCAGAGCAAGAAATTAAGAGTGAATTTCCTAAGCAGGCAGTTCCTAAGACTGTTTTTAACGAAAAGAGTGAGCAATTGAGAACAGCAAATGCGACAATTGACGAACTAAAAAATAACAGCAAAGGCGGTCAAGAAAATCAAGAAAATCAAGGCAGCCAAGGGAACGAAGAATTACAAACGCAACTAGAAAAATATAAAAACCGTATTGCAGAATTAGAAGCGCAAGAGAAAACGAACGCTATGAATTATCAAGCTCGTTCAGCTCTAGAAAAAGCCGGCATTTCAGACGTGGAATATGGATTGTATTTACTAGGAACGTTAGAAGCAGACGAACAAGGCAATGTCAAAGACTTAGATAACAAGATTAATGATTTACGTGCATCTAAGCCAGTATTCTTCAAAGAAGAAGCGCAAACTTCTTCAAATGGTTACAAAGTTGAAGATACTAAATTAGACGATAGTAAAGAAGCAGTATCTGAATTTGACAAAGCTTTTGCTGAAGCTGCAAAAGCCTTCGGGTTAGAAGAAACAAAATAATAGAAAAGAAAGAGGTAAAAAATATGGCAAATACATTAGAATATTCAAAAATTTTCCAACCTTTACTTGACCAACAAGTGACTCAAGAATCTACAACAGGTTGGATGGAAGCAAACGACAAATTTATTAAATACGAAGGTGGAGACGAAGTTAAAATCGCTACACTATTAACAGACGGATTAGCTAACTATGATCGCAGCAAAGGATTCACAACTGGCTCTGTTGATTTGAAATGGAATCCATACAAATTAACTCAAGACCGTGGACGTTCATTCACACTTGATTCAATGGATGTTGACCAAACTAACTTCGTAGCAACTGCTTCAACAGTTATGAGCGAATTCCAAAAACAACAAGTAATTCCAGAAATCGATGCTTATCGTTACTCAAAGATTGCATCACTTGCAATTGAAGCTTCAAAATCTAGAGAAGTTGCACTTACTGCTAACAATATCATTAGCGAATTATTAAAAGACTTAACTGCTATTGAAGAAGCTACAGGAGTAACTGACGTAGTCATTACAATGTCTCCAACAACAGCATCATTATTAGCAAGCGCTGAAGGTGCTAAAAATTATATGTCTACAACACAATTAACAAAAGGTAACATGAACGTTCGCGTTGCGTCATTTAATGACAATGCTATTGTTCGCGCTCGACAAGACTTATTACAAACAGCATTCAAATTCAACGATGGCGAAACGTCAGGCCAAGAAAAAGGCGGATTCGTAAAAGATTCTTCAAGCAAGGATATCAACTGGATTATCAGTGCTAAAGACGCTCCAGTGGCTGTTTCTAAAACTGACAAAGTACGTGTCTTTGACCCAACGGTTAACCAAACTGCAGACGCTTGGAAGACAGATTATCGTAAATTCCATGATTTATGGATTCCAAAAGCAAAACTTGCGAAAGTGTTCGTAAACGTAAAACCATCGTAATAGGAGGTCATTAAATGAGAAAATTCAAAAATTTAAACGTTATCCGTGAAACGGACAACGAAGTAATCATTGAAAAATTGCTTGAAAATGGGTTTGAAGAAGTGGAAGAAGAAGTGAAAGACACTAATAAGGGCAAAGGGGAGTAACTACTCCTCTTTCCTTTTTGTTTAAGGAGAGAGTATGATTATCCAATTATCAGAAGCGATGGAAATCGACAAATCTATTTCAAAAGCAGATTTAGATGCTTATGAGACAACGATTCGTAATTTAACGAATAATAATTTCCAAAACAGAAGTATTCGTAATCAGTCGTTATCTTTTTATGAGAACGTTATTGAAATGCGCCATGCTCTTAAAGGTGTCCGTGTGGGTGATACCATTGAAGTTAACGATTCAATTTACAATGATGGATTATATGTTGTTGAATCCATTTCGGGTAACAAAATTTATGTTCAAGGTTCTGATTTTATTGAGGATTTCAACCATAAAGCGATTGTTACAAAAGTGGAGTATCCGTCAGATATCGCGTTCGGATTGAAAAACATCTTGCGATATCGTGTAAAGATGGGCGATAAGTTCGGAATCAAGTCAGAAACAGTTTCACGAATGAGTACCACTTACTATGACGTGAATGCAACCGACAATATTGATGGATTACCGTCCTCACTATACAGTTTCTTGGACAAATATAGACGATTGAGGTGGGCATGATGTTTCAATTTGAGATACAGGAAAAAAGTTATGTTGATGATGGAATTGGAGGTTCACAGGACGAGTGGCATACAGTAATGAACGTAACTGGTTGGAATGATATGTTAACTGGCTCTAACGCTTCGAATACGACTCAAAACGCAATCGTGGAGCGTTCTACTCACGTCTTAATTATCCCAACGTTTACTGAAGGCATCAAGGACACAATGCGTGTAGTTGATTCATCAAAACGTTGGTACACGATAACATACTGCGATGACCCTTTAGGCGCGCACCATCACAACGAAATTTACTTGACTTTTGAAGGTGTGTTAAATGGCTAAAGGAAGTTTTAGATTCGAGGATTATAGCAAACGTACCAAAAGAGAACTGCGAGAAGTTTCGTTTAAAGCATTAACGAGAGTTGGAAACTTGATTAGTTCTCAGTGTCAAGCTTTAGCAGCAGTAGATACTGGAGAACTGAGAGATAGTATCCAATCAATCGTGAAAGAGTATGGTGGTGATATACGAGTGTTTGTGGGGACAAACGTTGAATATTCCGTATTCGTTGAGTTTGGTACTGGGGAATTTGCTGAGAATGGATCAGGTCGAAAAGGTGGTTGGTTATATCGAAGTCCAGACGGAAAAGTAGTGTTCACGTATGGTAACGAGCCACAGCCTTTTATCCGTCCTGCCTTTAAGAAAAACAAAAAACGTGCGCAGGACATTATCGCTCAAACATTTTTAGAAAGTTTTGGTGATTAGCAATGTTAGATTTTGCAAAGTTATTTCAATTTGAATTATCCACAATCACTAAAGAATGCTTTCATGAGAAGAATCGAAAAGATAAGGTGGTGTATCCATATCTTACTTACGATTATGATCGTGAGAATATGACTCGTGAGCGAGATGAGATTACGATTGAAATTGATATTTTTGATTTTAACACCTCGTACAAAAGGGTGTTGGAGTTAGAGGAACAAATCAAACGACACTTTAACGGACTGATGCAATTAACAGAAGAGTTATTCGTTCATTTTCGATTCGTTGGGTCGAATAAAGTGAATACTGGTTCAGATATCGTGAAGCGTCGAAATATTAGATTAAGTGTTCAAACAGAATGGAGGAAATAAGAAATGGCAAAAACAGAAGTAAAACGTACAGGATATACAGTCGATACGCCTAAAAATTACCTGGTTGACGCTGGGGCAATTTACAAGAATATCGAGTGGGATGCTTCTGCAAAGAAATGGAAAGGTGAACTATTAGGTGCTACTTCAGACGGTAACAAAGTATCGATTGTAACGACTTACCGCACGATTGAAGTAGATGGTGTATTCACGCCTGCTAAAGGTCAAAAAATCATTGATAAGGCAGAAGCAACACTAGAAGTTAACGTTAAAGAAATTACTGCTGAGAATATTCGTTTAGCGTTAAATGGTAAAAAAGAAACTGGAAACGGAACTGACAATCCAGCAGGATGGGATATCGTTCAATTGAAAGATAGACTTGAAGACGGCGACTATATCGACAACATCGCATTAGTCGGTGTGATGTCTGGAAGTAAAAAACCAATCATTGTGGTATTATACAACGCACTTTGCACAAGCGGTTTAGAATTCGACACTAAAGACAATTCTGAAGCTGTAATCACAATGAAATTTGAAGCTCACGCTAACGCTGAAGATGTTGCTAACCGTGTAGCACCAGTTAAAATCTATTATCCTAACGCAACGGAGGAATAATTTATGGAACTAAGAGAATTACGTGGAGACGATATGTTTTCAATGCTTTCTATTATCGGCAAACTAGATATTAAAGATGATCTTGTAGAATTGTTTGAAAAACAACAAGAGAAAGACAGCAAATTATTAGGTCATTTATCTAAGAAACCAACAAAAGCTGAAAAAGAAAAGCAAGAAAAAGCACTAGAAAAACGTGGCATGCAAATGATCGCAGGATTAATACAAACAATCCTTGCAAACATTAATAAAGCCAAATTAGACATTAATACTTTCCTTGCGGACTTAACGAATACATCAATTCAGGAAATTCAGGAATTAAACTTTGTTGACTATACTCAATTATTAGTGAAATTCTTCAAGAAACCAGAGTTGAAGGATTTTTTAACATCTATCTCCTCAATCTTAGGCTCGGGCAACACGCTCTAAAAGATAAATTATTCAAACGCTATTCTAATCCAACTGCTCTTTTAGCTACGTACAGCATGAAAGAGACGTTGGATTTTTTAGCTTATCTTTTCGAAGCAGAAGCAGAAGAGAAGTTGTGGGAGTTGTGGTTAGCGAAAGATATCGAGCAAGATTTCAACTCTTTCAAGCAAGAACGATTGAGTAAGATTAAACAATCTTCAGTTGACGGAAAAACGATGAGCCAAACTGAAGAAGAAGATGCTATTCGTTTAGCAGAACAAATTATGAGTATGGGGGTGAAGGAAGATGGGTGAGATATTTCGACTGTTTGGGACAATCGGAATCCGCGGAAGTGACGCTGAAAAAGAACTGGATGGCGTAGCGAGAAAAGGGGAACAGACAAGCAATAAGCTGTCTAGTTTCTTTAAGAAAGCTGCTACTGTTATAGCAGGAGTGTTTGCTGCAGGGAAACTAATTGATTTCGGTAAGATGTCAATCGAAGCAGCAGCGTCGGCTAAAGCTACTCAGGCACAATTCGAACAAGTATTTGATGGGATTGTCGAAACTGCAGAAAAAACTTTAAACGCTGTAGCAAAAGAAGTCGGTGCGGTCCCAACACGAATTAAACCAGCTTTTAACCAAATTGCATCATTCGCTAAAGTTGCAGGAATGGATACAACTCAAGCGATGGAATTTACCTCTCGTGCTACAAGAGCAGCAGCTGATACTGCTGCTTTCTACGATAAATCATTAGAAGAAACGACTGAAACATTAAAAAGTTACTTAAAAGGTAACTTCCAAGTTGCGGACAATTTAGGAATCTTATCTACTGAAACGACTCGTAATGCAAAAGCGACAGAGCTGTTCGGTAAGGAATATTCGAAATTATCAGGCTTACAACAACAAGAAGTACTTTTGAGAATGTACGAAGATGCCAACAAAGTGTCAGGGGCAATGGGTCAAGCATCCCGTGAAGCTGATGGTTGGGAAAACGTCATGGGTAACTTGAAACAAACGTGGGAAGATTTTAAAGCCACAATCGGTTCAGTTGTTTTAGACAAACTTGTTGTGGGCATGCAAAACTTAACAGGTTTTGTAGGCGAACTAAAAGACAGATTCTTACAATTGAAAGACAGTGGAGAGCAATTCATTAAAGGCGTTGTTGAGTCTGACGCGTTCGCTAAAGTCCAGGAAATATTTAGTAAAGTTGTTGAAAACTTGAAACTGGCTTTTGATAACATCGGAGGAGTCGTTAAAGACGTATCTGCAATTATCGGAAGTTTTATTGATGATCTACTTAAAATTGCAACGGCAGAGGGCACCATTAACACTGTTGGTGGAGCATTCGAAGGCATTACTGGTGCAATTAGCACAGTGACTGACTGGATTAAGCAGTTTGTAGATTGGATTAACCAAACTCCTGCAGCAGTCGATTCTGTAAAAGCAGTGTTAGCAGGATTAGCAGCAGGCTTTGTCGCTTTAAAAGTTGTAAATACGGTTAAGAGTGCAATTAAGGGTTTCAAAACTGGTTTAACTGCTGCAAAAGCTGGAATGGTCGCATTTAAGGCGGTTATTTCCGCAAATCCGTTTACAGCCTGGATTGTAGGGATTACTGCTGTAGTATCTGCATTGACCTGGTTCTTTACTCAGACAGAAACTGGCAAAAAAATATGGCAAGATTTCATGAACTTCTTAACAGGTTTGTGGAACGGCATTTCTAGTTGGGCTTCTGAAACGTGGCAAAGCGTGGTTAACGCCATTACATCAGTAGTTAATAACTTAACTCAGTTCTTTAAGGATTTATGGAAATCTATCACAAATTTAACAAAGAATGCATGGAATGCGTTTCTTAGAATCGTGATGCCTATCATTCAACCGATTATTGATATGTTTACATCAAATTTTGAATTGATTAAAAACTATATTAGTACCGTTTGGAATGCTATTGCAACTATAGCTGGAGCATCATGGGAAATCATCAAGAATGTCATCATCGGTCCAGTGTTAGTTCTATTACAACTATTAACAGGTAATTTCGAAGGAGTGGCAAGCACTCTTAGTCAAATTTGGACCAATATTTCTACTGCAGCGCAAACGATATGGGAAGCATTATGCACGGTCGTATCTGCCTTTGTAGACATGTTGGTGCAATTTATCGTAAATATATTTACTGGCTTTTCTGAAACATTTGGGACCATTATGCAAGGTATTATGGATGTGGCAGTGTCTATTTGGAGTGCTATCGTCGATTCTATTAGTGGTTTTGTAAAATCAGCATTTACAGCTGTTTCAGACGGAGTTACTAACATGTTCAATACTGCATCCCAAATGTTCAGCAATATTGTTAAGGCTGTATCTGATTTCTTCGGACAAATACCTGGAACGATTAGTAAAATTTGGGATAGC